CTGTCCCTCTCTACCAAGATTCGAAAGTTCTATCTCTCTTAATCTTCTTTCGTGTTGAGCTTGTTCAAACTGTTCTTTTAATTGATAATCAAGTTGCTTTAACTGCATATCATATTGAGACTTAGCCTGTACTCTAGCCTGTTCTATCTGCATTTCTGATTGTAGCTCTTGTTGTTTTAACTGAGCAGATTGTTGTGCAGATTGTTGTTGTAACTCAGCGTTTTGCTGAGAAGCTTGTTGAGCTTGAGCTTGTTGTTCTTTTTGATATTTAGTCCTACGAAGAATTAGCATCTGATTAGCCATCTTAATATTTCTTATAGATCTAATCATGATAGCATCTTCAAGTCTAAGCTCTTTTTGAGCTAATGATACTTGAATATTCTGCTCCATCATTTGTTTTTCTTCCTCGTTAGGAGCAACATCTAGAGTTATTCCAAACTCGTGTATAGATAATTTCTTCATCATATCTATACTTTTCATGGAAGTATCTCCTATAACGTTTGTGTACATTTTATGCAAACCTTTAAAGTTAATAAGGTCCTGCATGCGTACAGTAATGCTTTGAGATACTCTTTTTGTTACGTTAAGGTAAGCGTCATTTATGTCTCTAGTAGCGTTATTAGAAGCTAATAAAGATAATTTCTGAACACCCACTAAGGCTTCGCTAGATGGTTTAGAAGCGTCACGAGCTTCGTTAACACCAGTCACATCTCTAATCATTTGCATGTTATGATTATAGACACCTATCAAAGTTCCAAAATCCCTACCAATACCATTTTCCAATTCTTGTATAGGCATAGCCCCAGTCATTTGACCTTCATCATCTATACGTCTATAATATATATTACCAGTTTGATCGTAAATCTCTTGAAGCTCCATAGGAGTAAAAGTACCCCCATCACCTTTAGATACATTCTCTAAAGAACCAACTTCAAACGCTGCACCTTTTGGTCTAGCTTTAGCCAGAACATGTTGTATTTTAAGGTGAGCTAATTGTATTTGATCAGCAAAAGGAATCATTCTATCAACTAAAGAACGACTCTTCATTTTATATAGATTAGGTTGGTATATAATATAAGACAACTTTGTTTCAGATAAGTTAGACTTAGGTCTAGGCATATCTTTCATCATACCGTAATTAAAAACATAATCAGTACCTACTATATATTTACCTTTATAAACAACTTTTACTGTAGAACCTATATCTTCTCTTTTAGTTTTAGACTTCTTAGGCTTCTTGTAGTTAGATGCTTTTTTGTTTACAGAGTACCCACCAAACTTGTTTTCTTTTTTCTCATACTTTAAAGAGTGACTAGTAATAAACTCAGCATCTAATATGTTAACGCTAAACTTATCGTAATCATAAGTTTCGTTACCATTATCATAATAAGGTTGTGTACCGTAATTGGATGGGTTATTATTTTTACCAGCATACTCTGTGGCTATCTTAATATAATCATCTTCACTTAAGTCATCTCCTGCCTGTTGTTTTAAATCAGCAATTGTAATAGAATAAATTTCTCCTGCGTGACGTATATTTTTAAAGTCTGACTTAGCAGAAAAAGAAGTTATAAGATTTGCGGGATCTACGTGGCGTATTTTAACACCTTCTGTTTTAGATATTTCTGTTTTAGCAGCACAAAGACCTAAAACAACAAGATCACGAATCATATAACGCTTTGTCTCGTCATAATCATTAACACCTAAAGTGTACTCTATAGCTTTTTCTAAAGCTATTTCTACATTTTGTTTGTAGTTAAGAGCCATAAACATTTCTATCTCTTCAGCATTCTCAGCAATAAACCCTTCAGGAGCTAATGGTATACCTGTTTCATCTTCTAATCCTTCAATGAAATCTTTGGAAATCATTTCACCATACATCTTTTTCTTCTTCTCCAATCTTTCGTTTGCAGCAATAGGATCTATGGACTCAGCCTTTATGTCGTAATCTTGGTTAACCATACCGTTAACAATAACGTCAACAAACTTAGGTACAATAGATACGGGAGTCCAGTCTATATTAAGGTAAGAAGTATCTCCACCTACGTCAAGTAAGTCTTTGTACTTACCTACGTCTTGATTACCCTCAGCGTAAGATCTGTTACGATTATATCTCATCTTACGATCTCTAAAGAATACGTCACCATTATTGTGCCACTCGTAGTACATGTTTTTAAAGTACTCAAGTCCGTACCCAACAGCAGCCTTCTCCTCATTAGTTGCTAGAGGTGATGGGTAACCATTTAGTTTTGTTTTATTGTTGTTGTAATTCATGCTTTTATTTGTTTGCTAAACATTCCTTTGTTACTATATCTTTTAACTAAAGGGGATGAGACCTTTAATTCTACTTTTGCTTTAATATATTTTTGAGAAGCCAACAAAGCTAATGATGAAGATATACTAGCATCATATTTTGTTCTATTGTCTATCTCAAACCTACTCCAATCATCGAGTAAGGTATTAAAAAAACACCTTCCTATCTCACCTGTATTTGCATCGTAACCAACGTGGTCATATATATAGGTTGCTATAGCTTCTGCTTGAGCATTTATTACTGCAGCTCCAGAGCCAGGTATTCCTTTTGTTTTTTGTTTTCCTCTACTCCACTCTGTATGTGTCATGTCAGGTCTATCCATTAAGTACTCGTAATAACCTCTGTTTTCAAAGTACTTTAGTATACCAACTTTGTTGTTCTCCACTAATATTTGACACCCATAAAATACACACATCTTAATCATGTCTTCGTAAAATATCTCCGCTTTAGGTGGTCTATTAATGTACTCACAAACAAATTGCATAGACGCATCACTTCCCATGCTAAATTTATGAAAAACATGAGCAGCAGCATCAGATCTCCTACCATCAGTAGTGGTGTCATGATCATAAGGGTCGCAACCTGCAACCAAGCTGTCTGCTTTACCAGGAAATTTCTTACTAAACCTAGAAGAAATAATATTTTGATCTTGAGTTTCTGGAACCCAAGTAACTTCCCATCTACCTTTTCTGTGAGGTATCCACATAACTTCAGTATCACGTACTCCATTTTTCCAAACAAACTCACCCCTTGTTGTAGGAGTATTATTAACTTCGTTATAATCCATCTGTTGATATATTCTTTCTACATCAAATATACAACTTTGTGTATCATTTCTAAAAGCCTCCTCCATAGTAAAGGGAAATTGTCTTTTAAATTCAGATAAAGCAGTAGTATCGTTTTTTAAAGCGTTTCTTCTATTTTGTATATAATCCTTAGCTCCAACCTCTATAGGCATATCATCAATACCCATTACTGATTTTTTTGGAGTGTCAACAACACTATACCCATACTCATCAATAAAACCTTCTAAGTTATCAAAGGCAGGTATAAATAATTTATACAAACCACTTTTAGTTCTACCGTTAAGATCTTTTTCATCAGTATTAGAGTCATAAAATATATCTTTAAACTCCGCACCACCATCTTGTTGTTTGTTAGCAGTAGATCCCATCATACATTTACCTACAACCTTTCTACCTAGAAGTAAACAAGTCTGAGTTACACTCCAATTTTTTTTTATAGAGTTTTGACCCGTCCACTTACCAGCCTCATCATGTACTAGAAGTTTAAGCTTCATACCATCATAGCTGTTATCAGAAGTATTCTTCCAGTCTATGGTAGAGTTTAAAGCTTCAGATTCCTCTATGTGTTTTTGATTTCTTGTTATCTTCTTAGCAGGCTCTCTAAATGCTAGCTCTACACGAGGATTACTAGAACCATCTTGTATAGGCTGAAAAAAGAAAGGGTAGTTACGATATATACGAACTACCTTATCAGTAAACATTGTCTTGGCATCTGAACCAGTTTTAGATAACAACCCAAAGTTACTGTCGTATACTTGAGTTGCTAAATTTACTATCTCACCACTAGCCATATAAGAAAAACCACTACGTCTGTTTTTAAGAAAACACATACCGTAAGAGTTTTTATCTTTTTTGCACGCTTCCCAAAAAATAAAGAACGTTCTGTTAGCGTCTCTGTAATCAGGATAACCAACATCAATTTTACTCCACTGGATAAACATATAATGAGATCCAGTAATGTAGGTAGGAACACCGTTGTTATAGAACCACAACCCGTCCCTTCTACGCCTAAATTCTTCGTCTATGTAATCAACATAGTCAGAACCGTTTTCTCTTGTTAAACCCTTTGGTATAGCTTGCCTTTTCCACATCTGTTGTTTCTTAGGCAGTCCGTAATAAAGTATATCTTTTTTATATCTAGGTTTCTTGGGTAGAACTATCTTTAAGTTATCAAACTCTAAGACCTCTCCTTCGTTACCCTCTATTAAATATACACTACTACTTTCTTGCATACCTTTCTGCAAAAGACCCTTTAAAGTCTTTCTTTTCTTCTATTAAGGATTCACCTTCTTTTATTCTATCTTCAAGATTTTTTATTCCTAACAAAATCTCTTGACAGTCTTCAAAGCACTCTCTCTTTGCTTTAATTGCTTGCCTTCTCTTAGCGTCATCTTCTTCTATTAAAGGCTTACCTATCTCTTCTATTAAAAGATCTACAGCTCCTTTACTTGCTTCTATCAGCTTCTCTAAAGTTTCAAGAGCGTAATTATTATTGCTACTCTTCATACTTACAGATAACATCTATGTTTCGCATGCGTAGAAGTTTTCTGCCTTCTATATCCATGTCGTACTCAGAGTTTTCAGTCCACATAACTCTATCCCCTTTCTCAACTCCTTGCTCCTTAATCCAATCGTTAATAATAACTGCGTGACCATGTAGCTCTACTTCTGATGCTGAAGCCTCTAAGAGTATTCCAGACTCAGACTGCTCTGGTTCTTTCATCTCTTGCTCCATAAAATTCCAAACACCAACAGGTATGTACTCATCATTCCTTTTAACAAGGTATATCTGTTCTGCAGACGATTGATATATATTCTTTCTATCTGCGTGTTTTACTTCGTTTACAGGTGTTGCTATAAAATGGTGAAACCAAACTTTATCACCTTCTTGTATTCCTGTTTCTTTAGAGTCGTGGATTGGTGTTTTATACACCGTACCATATTGTCTAGCTAACTTCATTGGATCGTAAGATGTATCTCTGTACATCTCCTTACCATTTATTGTTATTGTATCCTCTGTTTCTTTTTCTACCTCTATCCAGTAGATGTCTCTAATTGGCTTCATTTTATTGTCTTAAATTTAATTGTATTTCTTTTACTTAACCTCGTACCCTTCTTCCAGTACCGCAGTGTTATACTCTATAGCTGTAGGTTGAGAGAAAAATCTCTTCCATGGCTTAGAAAACTCTTCACCATCCATTTTAATATACACATCGTATACTACCTGTTGATGTTTATACCAAGCTCTTTCGTCTTGAATTATTGCTGTAACTTTTAAAGAACCTCCAAGCATCTTTTGACCTACCTGATAAGTCAATCCTTGCTTTAGGTCCCCTATGGTTATCTTCCTTATAAGGGGATTTGTTGTTTCCATTTTTTCTTTAATTTAAATTTAATTTTTATTCGTATAAGTTTCTTGAAAGCTTTATAAATCCAACCTGTATGTTTTTAGATGCTGTTGTTCGTGTAGCAACACCAATTTGAGGTTTTAAATTAATATCATCAGTTAAAGCTAAAGATTTTGTTGTAGCTACAGCTTGAGTTGCTCCACCTGTTGTTGCAGATGTAACTAATCCATATTGTACATTATTTACAAAGACACTAACTTTTCTATTTGAATCTATTTCAATTCTTAATCTGTATACAGTATTTACAGCAACAACAACACTTAAGTTTGTTATGTAATCAGTTCCAGAAACACTGTAACCAAAATGTAGGTTAGCATTTGTAGTTAATGTAGCTATAGTATCTGTTGTGTCATAAAAAAAGAAAGCTTGATTAGCATCTGATGCAATATCAAATATGTCTGACCTTATTTTTAATCCAGCTAAAAAAGCCATAGCAGCTACGCTAGAACCTGTAGCTATAGATGCGTTAAATATTACTTGATTTTCTGTACCAAAACCAACAGAACCCCAAGCAGAAGGACTAAATCCATCTGGCAACTCAGTATCTGTTCTTGGTGCTAATATAGTTCTATCATTATTAGAAGTACCAGTAAGCAATTTTATACCAGCAAAATCTGAATGTCTTGTTACTTTATCACCTCCTATAGATGATACACCTGCATCTAATCCAACTATACCTAAATTTTGATTAGCAATAATATGAGGGTCTATATCAAAAAGAAGAGTATAAATCATAGCAGAAACGTCTGTTGCGTTAGTTCCTAATCTAATCTTGCAAGAACCAGCAGTAACATCATTTACCATTACATTTATAATAGCATTATCTGCAATAGCAGATGCACCATCTTTTAATGTTACCACAACATTAGATGAGTTTGTTATTAAGTTATTATTTAAAGTAAACTCTACAGTATCTGTAGCTGATAAATCAACAGACTGCATAGTAATTTGACCATGCTTTGCGTTTAAAGTTACAGCTGTTGTTGCATTACTTGCTTGACCAACTGTAGCACTTTGAGTAGTTGGTATTTGAACAAAATTTTCTATAAGTTCATATCTATCATCAGACTGAGATAAAGATCCACTTATGTTAAGATTACCATTTTGATCTAACCTCATCTTTTCAGAACCATTGGTACTAAAAGACATGTTATTGTCAGAATGATTATATACTATTTTTCCTGCGTCATTATCGCTAGCGTCACCAAAATATATATTACCAGAAGAAGAAGCACCAGAAAGTATAGATAAACCTGAATCCGTAGAGTTCTCTAAAGTTAAGGTGTTTGCAAAAACGCTAGACGTGACAGATCCTGCACTAACAGAAACTACATGAAGTAATCCGTCAGGAGCATTACCACCTGTCCCTATACCTACTTTTAAAAACTCAGCCTTATCAGTAGATAGACTCATAGACGTTAGGTTACCAGCACCTGTTTCTACTCTCTTTAATGAAGTATCTAATACTTCGCTAGATGTTTGAATTAAGTTTTTATACGTAGACGATATTGATTTTCCTTTTAACGTAGACATATTATTTTTTCTTTATTTTTTCTATAGACCTACCAGCAAAGTAAGCTCCGTATACTGTTATTAATAATGTTTGATATATTGGTATGTAGCTTTCTTGAATTGCAAAATCTCCTATATTACCGTCAAACATTGACAAAACTACAAAAATTGCTGTTAAGAAGATGCAAATCAGAGGTCTAATGTTTTTACTAAGCCAATTGTCAGACTTCATGTCAGCTTCCCATCGCCTTGTAACTTGTTCTTGAGCCTGAGACTCTGCCTTAATTAAAACCTCTTCCATGGCTTTTTTTGCAGCCATCTTTTCATCTTTAGACGTGGTAAGGTTATCAAGTATATCTCCTACTTGTTTTACAACTCCTCCCCCTAGTATGTCTAAAAGTTTACTCATTATATGTTAGGTAAATCTTCTGGTGCGTACTTATACTTAGTGTCGTTGTCCTCATCCTTATAAGCAATGAGAACTTGCTTTCTATTTTTTTCTTCTTTGAGGGATAGGTGAATCCAAGAATAATCAAACTCGTTAATCATTTGATCAAACTCAATATCACTTTCTAAAACCCAATCGTAAATTTCTTTATTACACATATTGCCTTCTTTCCAAAATTGCAGGTCAAGTGCTTGACCCTTAGTATGTTGCGACTTATTACTTCCATTAATAGCACGATTGAGTGACGGGGAACGATAACCACTACTAATCCTAATAGGACCAAGATCGTCACGCATAGGTTGAATAATACTTGTAATGATTCTTTGCAAATTTTTAAGGTGTTCCTTTTTCGGTTCATTGCTTATTCCTAATCTTTTAGCTGTATTGCTTCTTATAATTTCTGATAATACAAAATTCTTACTTAGTCTCATAATTATCTTTTTCGTGTTTAGACATTAAATGAAAATCTTCATATATTTTTAATCTAAGCTCTTCTATGTCTTTGTTGATTTGTTCTATGTCTTTTTCAATTTCTTGAAAGTTTTGTAAAGTTAGTTTACTATTTAAATCAACCTCTAACCTAGTAACCTCTACTTGCTCTGGAACAGGAAGTCTTTTAGCTTCTTCAATATCTCCTTGCAAAACTATATATTCTCCCACAAGTAATACAATAGCAGCACCTACAGCAAAGAAAGACTTAACACTAATTACAAAAGTTTGATCTTGTATTTCTTTTTCTACTTCCATTTTTTAAATTCTTTAACTATTTTTATAACGGTAAATATAAAAGCAGCAGCCATGGATAAAACCTGAAGCCCTTCGTTAATATTAGTTAGAGAAAGCGATAACGCCCCTGCGTTAGCTAATATTGTTTCAGTAGTATCTTTGTCTAGTAACAAGAGCAACAAAAATTAAAAAGTTTACAAAAAAATCTTTTAATTTTAGAATCACTGCACTTACAGTTATTACACTTCATATGATTATTATTTTTTAACATTTCCATCGTCTTCTAGCCTGTCTTATTCTTGAATCGGGATCGTTTTGAGTCTTTTGACTACTTCTTTTTAATTGACCTAGAGATCTAGCACAGTAAGACTTACGTCTATTAGCTGACCTACTACCAGGCTTTACTTTACCAGTAACAGCAGTTTTAAGTTTGCTTCCAGGATTGGCTCTTCTGTAAGCTTTTACACCTTGAGAAGTCATTCCAGCACCAGATTTAGTAGGTCTAAAGTTTCCAGATTTAATGCTGGTCTTTATACCCATCCCTTTCTTTGCTTTCTTTACTACTTTCACTTTTTTATATCTAGATACCCTTCCCTTAGTGTTCTTCTCGTTTTGAGCTCTTCTTTTTTCTGATGGAGTAACTTCACTCCAGGTTGAGGGTGTGTCTTTGCTAATTTTTTTAGTAGGGCGAAAGGTGTTCTCTCCACCCTTGTAATCTTTTTTACCTGAAGGTGTCTTCCAGTTTTCTTTAAACCATCTCTTAAGGTTAAGTCCTGCTTTTGTTTTCCTAACAGCCATACCCTATCCTCTTTTCTTTCTACACTTAGCTATAGCACCAGAGGCGTAAGCACTTGGGAATACTTTGTAACTTGCTTTTACTTTATGATAACAAGCATCCTTTACAGATCCACCTTTTTTCATAGTCTTAACCTTCTTTCGCTTTACAGCTTTGCAAGTACAACTACCCTTCATTACTTACCTACTTTTTTCATTGCTACTGTGTGAGCTTGAGTAAAAGACTTCCCAGATAACATAGCTTCTTTCATGGAAGCCATGTGTTTAGCACTATGATGAACTGAGTGTTTTTTCATAGTTGCTTTTTGTCTATCTGTTAAACCTTTTGATTTCTTAATTACTTTAGCCATAACTTATTTTTTAGAAAATTTCTCTACCCCAGATATACCAAACGATCCTAACACAACCCATACAAATGAGTCGTATACAAACTCGTTTATAACTAAGTCAGTTCCTACCCACCCTGTAACAAGGTCGGCTACCATTATAAGACACATTATAGCAAAGGCTATAAACCCTACGATAGCTTTCTCGTTCCAGTTATTATCGTTCTTAAAGATTTCCATTACTATAGAACTTCAAACCCAAGTGTAAGATTGATACCAGAAGCTGTGTAAGTTTTTGTAGCAGTCGCTACTCCAGCAACATATATTGCTCCTTCCTCGTTATCATCTGAATCAGACTGCATAACTAAGTCTATACCAGCAAGTGTGCTTATCCCTCCCAATACGTAGTCTCCTAAACCAGAAACTGCAGGCATGGTTACGCAACCTAAAGGTTTTGCTAATAAAAGGTTGGCGTCTGTAATAGATATTACAGCACCCAAGGTGCCTAAAGGTTTGTTTACTTGTAAAAAGTATAATTCTATAGCTATTTTGTTATCATCATTGTCTGTAAGAACTATGGATTTTAATAAAGAAGAACCATCTCTAGTACAAGCACCAGGAATTTTAGTTGGATTAAATATTATCATTCCATTCTCCACTTCAGTTGCGTCACAAACAGGTGTCACAGTTACTGAATGATATTTTCTGTGTGCCATAATTTTTTAATTTTAATATTTTATTTATACGCAAATGTAAGGATAATTTTCTAATTATAATAAATTTATTATCTTTGAACTAATTTAATTCAATCAAATGAGGAATTACTTGAAGTATCTTAGCGATACCATGTACTCATTCCAGCGAAAGTACAATCTTACTGATAACCAGTTGAAGTTTATTTTGTTTATAAATGACGAAAAAGGTTCCTTCACTAAAAGATCTATAAAAGAGAGTATTTACGTTAGTAAAAACTTTTACGATAGGAAACTTTCAGAGCTTGTAAAAAGAGATTATATATTTATATTTGAAAAAAGAGCATTTAAAGGTTCAAAGCTACCTAACCTTTATAGAGTAACTAATAAAACAAATAGGTTGGTGAAAAAATTTTATAACGTCCTAGAAGGGCAAGAACAAATTTAAAATGGCAAACAAATTAAACAAGAGTACTGGTCTTTTTGGAATGGGAGGCGGTAGAAGAAAAGCTTCAGGAAGTAATGCTGCTTATAACAAGTCCGTTAGAGTTAAGGCTCGTAATAAAAGAAAAGAAGAAAGAGAAGAAGCAAGGGAAGATCGGAAAGATATTAGATCTTTATCAAAAAAGACTAAAAGAAATCTTATAGATAAAGGAATGAAAAGAAGTATTGCTAAGAATGTAGCAAAATCTTCAGCACCTGAAATGATTAAATCTCAAAAAGATGAGAGAATGAAGAGGCTAAAAAGTAAAGTTGCACTTGGACGAGTTAAAAGATCTACAATTGATGCTGCCAAAAAAGGAGAAAGTAAGGGTTCTGTTGTTAGTAGTAATACTATTAATAATAAAAGTAATAGTACATCTTCAAATAGTGAAAGGGGTAATATAAATAAAAAAGCTAAATTTAACGCAGGACCAGGTGGTATTTATACAAGAATAAATGCTGATGGAACTACGAGTAGAGTGAAAAATCCATCAAAAGCAATGCATGGTGCTAAAGTAAAAGCCATGAAGGGGTCTAAAGTTATGTATAAAGATGGGGGGGCTTTAAAGTCAGTACCATCAGAAGCTAAAGGTTTATCTAAACTGCCAACAAGTGTACGAAACAAAATGGGTTATATGAAGAATGGTGGTAAGCTTAAAAAGAAGCAAGCAGAACTAGATGCTAGAGCTAAAAAACTTCAACAAGATAATAAACCTAAAAACCCATTACTTAAAACCCTAAAAGTACCATCTTCAAGAAGAGGTGAGGCTGTTCAAGCTCCAGAAGGTATAGCAGAGCAAGCAACATCAGGTCCACGCTTAATGAAATACTACATGTCAAAAGCTGGTGGAGGGATGTCTCGTGATCAAGCTTCAGCTAAAATGGTGAGAGCAAAACTTGGTAAGATTCCTTCTGATGACGGTAAGTCAATGGTAAAAATGAAGCATGGTGGTAAAGTAAAAGCCATGTATGGTGCTAAGATGAAAAAAGCAATGTACGGAGCTAAAGTAATAAAGAAAAGTAAAAAATAAATAAACCTAAATGAAGTCACCAAAATTAAAAGGAGTAGGTGAGGTCGTTACCGAATACGGTGCTAAAGTCATGAAGGTTGTAAAGGAAGGGCTACTAGGACGTAGTCTTTTCGATTTTTATGGGGACGTGAAAGCCCTAACTTTCAAGACTAAAGAAGTAACTACTGTTCCAAAAACACCTATTGATGGGAAGGGTGGGGTTATATACACCAAGTCTGCAGACGGTAAGCTGTATTACAAAAGTAACGAGGTTTTAGAAATTGAGCTTAGTAATACAGATAAACATTTTGTGCATACACAAGGTACTTCTTCTGCTTCGTGGGTAGTAGATCATAACTTAAAGAAATTTCCTAGCGTTACAGTTGTTGACTCAGCAGGAACAGTTGTGATTGGGCAGGTAGATTACGAGTCTTTAAATCAAGTAACTTTAATATTTAAAGCTTCTTTTTCAGGAAAGGCATATTTTAATTAGTACACAGGTATAAAATAAAAAACAAAAAAAATGGCTATTAAATTTTTACATGATCTTGACGTTGCAGGTAACATAGATCTTAACAACAACCAAGCACTAAATTTAGTTGTTCAACACTTATCATCTAACCCGTCAGCGGAGGAAGGTAAACTTTATTACAACACTACTAATAATGTGTTAATGGTGTGTCTTGATAGCACTTACACTGAGTTGTCTACTGCTACAGGAGACATAACATCTGTAGTAGCAGGAGCTGGTATGACAGGTGGTGGTAATAGTGGAGACGTTACGCTAAATGTTATTGGTGGTAATGGTATAACTGCTAACGCTAATGATGTAGCAATTACTGCTGCTCAAACAACTGTTACTTCAGTATTAAATACTGGTTTAGTTTTAGGTAGAGACGCTGACAATCAAATTAAGTTTGCCACAGATAACCAGATGATATTTAGAGTTGGTGCTGGTGATGGTGTAACTTTTAAAGCTTCTGGAGAGATAGAGGCTACTAAGTTTGATGGAGCATTAGAAGGTAATGCTGATACAGCTACAATTTTAGCAACTGCTAGAGCTATCAATGGAGTTGATTTTGATGGTAGTGCTGCGATAACAGTCACAGCTGCAGGGTCAACTTTATCAGATACAGTTACTGTAGCTAAAGGTGGTACTGGTCAAACATCTTTAGCGGCTAACAACGTTCTTACAGGTAATGGAACTAGCGGTATTACTGCAGAATCTAACTTTACTTATGATGGTACAAGCATGGCTGTTACTGGTGATACGTTTACGTTTCAATCAGCCAATTCACAAGATCCTCAATTTATTTTAAAAAATACTACAAATGACAATAAAGGTGCTTCATTTAGTTTAATAAAAGATAAAGGTGCTGCAGCTGCAGATGGCGATAATGTAGGAAAGATTTTTTTTATAGGAGACAATGATGCTCAACAACAGACTAACTATGGTGAAATAATAGTTTCGATTGTTGACGCTTCTGACGGAGCTGAAGAATCATCAATGCAATTAAAAGTAGCTTCTCATGATGGGGAACAAAGGAATGGTTTACTTATGGCTAGCGGTAATGCAGAAGACGAAGTAGACGTTACTATAGGTGATGCTGCAACATCTGTAACTACAATAGCAGGTACACTTACTATGGGTAGTACAGCTGCAATGACAAATGCAGGTTTACTATCTGTAGCTAATCAATCAAACATTACTGGTGTTGGTGCTTTAAATGGTGGAACTATAACTTCAGGTTTTGGAACAATAAACAATGGAGCTTCAGCTATTACTACTACTGGTCTTATTAGCGGTGGTTCTTTAGATATTGATAACGTACTTATAAATGGAACTACTATTGGTCACACTGATGATACTGATCTAATAACGTTGGCTGATGAGCTAGTAACTATTACAGGTTCATTAGTTGTTACTGGTACAACAACAACAAATAATGTTGAGACGGTATCTACATCTAGTGGTGTAATATTTGAAGGAGCTGCTGCTGATGGTCACGATGCTACTCTTAAATCAGTTGTTGCTTCTTCTGATAAAACATATACACTACCAAACACAACTGGTTTCATTGGTATATTTACAACTGATCCAGGCACAACAAATGTAACTGCTACAACTGCAGAGTTAAACGCTTTAGATCTTGGAAGTACAGCTGTTGGTAACGCAATAGCTAGTAAAGCAGTGGTGCTAGATTCAAGTAAAGATTTTACTGGATTAAATAGTATAGGCTCAACAAGCTTCGTGATAGGTGGTCATACAATAAATGACGTTGATCTTGCTGGAGAATTTGTTGATTCAGCAGAGCATTTAATAACTTCTGCAGCTGCTCTAGATAAATTTTCATTAATTGCTGGTAGCACTAGTATAACTACTTTAGGTACTATAGGAACAGGTGTATGGAACGGAACAGTAATAGCAACAAGTAAAACTGCTGCTAAAGTAACCTCAATAGTTGCTGGTGCTGGTATAGATGTAAACAACTCTGGAGTTGGAGATGTTACCGTAACAGCTGAAACTGCAAGTGCAACAAATCCAGGAATCGTAGAACTAGCTACAACAGCTGAAGCATTAGCTGGTAGTGATACCACAAGAGCTGTAACAGCTGCTGGATTAGCGGCAAGAAGTTATAAAGAAATAATTGGTGATGGTAGTGCTACAGCTTTCAACGTTGATCATGGTTTGGCAACAAGAGATGTTATAGTTCAACTATATGACGCAAGTTCTTATGATACTGTTTATGCACAAATAGTTAGAACTACTGCAGACAGAGTAGTAGCAACATTTAATACCGCACCAGGTAATGATGACATCATCATACTGATAACCAAAGTTGATTAAAAGATGGGAATAAAGATTCTACATGATATAGATACAGACGGTGAAGTACAAGGAACTTCTTTAGATATAAATGGTAACGCTGATATTTCAGGTAACACAGTTGCTGGAGGACAATTAACATTAGACCTAGACCAGATAACAACAAATATTGGTACTACTTCTGCTATAAGTTTGCGACCAGGTGCTACAACAAATACAACTGGTAAATCTTCTATATTCTTAGGTACTTCAACTGATGATAATTATGGTATATCATTAAGAGGCGCGAGATTAGGTACTAATGGAATACCAACTTTTGAGATAGGAACACATAGTAATTCTGCAAATGGTACTTCCACGTTTGTACTTGACGCAGGGACACTTACCCTAGACACCAATATGGGGACGGCTGGTAATTTTTCTGGAGCTCAACTTCGTATTGACTCACTAAATACCACTAACACCACTGGTTTTCAAGGTATGAGGTTTGCTACTAGTACTTCTGCTAATTATGGTTGGTCGATGGGCGCTAATAGAAGTAGTAGCGGTAGAGGCTCTTTAAGGGTCTATGAGCATATTAATTCTGATACTGGATTAGAAAGGTTTACTATACTTCAAGATGGTAACGTAGGTATTGGGACGGCTAATCCTGCCGTAAAGTTAGACATAGCTGCAGCAACAGGTGGAGTTATTAGATTAACGTCTACTGATACTACTGTTCAAGCTGGAGAATCTATAGGTAAAATAGAGTTTAAATCTAGTGATGCAAGTACAGGTGGAAATAATGTAATGGGATTCATAAATTCTGTTGCGATAGATGTAGGCACAAAATACGCTCTATCTTTTGGAACAGGAAGCGGCAGTGCTGCAGTAGAAAGAATGCGTGTTGATGATTTAGGAAACGTTGGTATAGGAACGACTAGTCCTGCATCCCCACTTCACGTAGCAGGTACAATCCAAGTTGGTGTAGATGACACAGGACATGACGTTTTCTTTTACGGAGCTACATCTGGAAAAAAAATGCAATGGGATCAAAGTGCTGATACGTTAATAGTTGATGGTGCTTTAGACATAAACGGTAACGCTGATATATCAGGTAATATAACAGTTGGAGACAGCCATGTCATAGGTGATGATGGAGATGACAATCTATTAATTCAAAGCTCTGCCAATGAAAATATACTTATAGATAGTGCTGACGATATAATACTTGATGCTGACGGTGGTGATGTTATTTTTAGAGATGGCGGAACAGAGTTTGGTAGAATTACTAATTCATCTGGAAACTTAGTTATTAAAAACAACCTTGATGACGGTGACATTATCTTTCAATCGGATGATGGTAGCGGTGGAGTTGCTACATATCTTTATTTAGATGGTGGTGGATCCATGACAAGGTTATCTAAAAAACTAAGAGCAGACGACAACGCTAACATCGAAGTAGGTTCAGCAGGCGATTTAAAAATAAAACATGATGGTACTAATAGTCTCATAACTAACGAAACGGGTAATTTAACAATTATAAATAACACAGACGACGGTGATATAGTATTTCAGTCTGACGATGGTTCTGGTGGTATTGAAGCTTACGTGACTGTTGATGGTGGTGTTGGAAGAACTTACTTCCATAAACATCTAAACATGGTGGATGATGCTAAAGTAATGGTTGGAACAGGCAGTGACTTGCAAATATATCATGATGGTAGCAATAGTTTTGTCAAACAACTAACTGGTAATTTGACTTTCGAGCAAAACTCCGATGACGGCGACATTATATTTAAATCTGATGATGGTGCTGGAGGCGTTGCCACTTACTTTTCATTAGATGGTTCAGCTGCCACCCACGACGGGTCTGCTACTACAGCCTTACATACAGTATTTCCAGACAAGTCTTATGTAAACTTAGGTACAGGTAGCGATTTTCAAATGCATCACAACGGTGTTGATACTATTTTAGGTAACCAGACTGGTGATTTAAAAATACGTCAGTTTGCAGATGATAAAGATATAATCTTAGAATCGGATGATGGTAGTGGAGGCGTTACTCCCTACTTAACTTTAGACGGTAGTGATGCCAACATGAAGGTGGCTAAAGACATGGTGTTTTCAGATAGTGTTTATGCTAAATTTGGTACTAGTGAAGATTTTGCTATTGGTCATGATGGTACTAATACTACCATAGCGAATTATACTGGTGATTTAACAATTACAAACAACGCTAACGATAAGGATATTGTATTTAAATGTGATGATGGAAGCGGTGGAGTTGAAACGTATTTAATAATGGATGGTTCTGCTTCTGCTGGAAATCCTGTAATGTATATGTTAGACGGTGGGTTTATGGGTTTTGGAAACTCTGCAGATTTAAAAATAACTCACGATGGTACTAATAGTATTATAACTAACGAAACAGGTAATTTAACAATTACAAACTCAGCTAATGACGGTGATATAGTATTTCAGTCTGACGATGGTTCTGGAGGTGTTGAAACGTATTTCTTTTTAGATGGTAGTGCTAGTGCAGGTAATCCAATAACTAGTTTTCCAGATAATTCTATTTTATCTTTTGGTACTGGTGGTGATATGCGTTTAACTCATAACGCTACTGACAGTACTATTTTTAATTACAACGGTGATTTAAGAATAAGGCAAGAGGCTAACGACAAAGATATATTATTTCAATGTGATGATGGTTCTGGTGGGGTTGCCACTTACTTCTACTTAGATGGTAGTGTTGGTTATACTATAACTCAAAAACATATTAGATTCAATGATAACGTTCAAGCTTTATTTGGTACTGGTTCTGATTTAAAAATATACCACGATAGTAATTTTTCTCGCATAGACGCTGATGGAACTGGTGATTTAATTATTTCACAAAAAACAGCAGATAAAGATATTATTTTTGCATCAGACGACGGTTCAGGTGGTGAGACTGCTTACTTAACTTTAGATGGTAGTACAGTTACTTCAATTTTTTCAACAGATGTAACTTTTAATGGAGATATAACTATTGATAACAGTTCAGGAGACCCATTCTTAAGACTTGCAACTTCTGCTCAAGAATACGTTATAAGAATTGACCAGAGTGATTCTGAAAAATTTCAAATAAGAGATACAACAGCTGGTGTTACTGCTTTAAGTATAGATACTTCACAGAATGCAACTTTTACAGGAACATTAACATCAGGATCATTTGTAGCTAATGGAGAAACCTTAACAATAGGTGATGATGATAATGGTATAGCTAGTATTACTAGGTTAGCTCATAGCGACGACGCAGGAGGTAGGCTGCAAATACAATCAGGTAACGCTACAGGAACAAACAAGTCAGGTGGTGATATGATGATAATAGCAGGTCTAGGTACTGGATCTGGAGCGGGTGGAGAAATTCAGTTTTACTCTTCTGCTGCAGGCAGTAATGGTACAACACTAAGATCGGCTGTTGAGATTGCAGTAATTGATAATGTAGGTAATCTACAGATTGATGGAGATCTAACTGTATCAGGTAACGATATAAAAGACTCAGGAGGTAACTCAATCATATCATCTGATGGTAGTGGTGTAGTTACTATGTCTACAGGTAATATTCTTATTGGTGGTAGTAACGCTAACGTAACAATGAATGCTGGCTCTGATATTGTATTAGAAGCAGATAACGCAGGTGGTGGATTCGCATCATCTATACAGTATCTAGATGCAGCTGGTGGTAATAAAATAATGTTAGGTGCAGACAGTGGTGTTGTAGTATTAGCTAACAGGGCAGCAAACGGTACAGTTCAAATTAGAGCTAACACTTCTACTGCTGGTTCAGGCGGTGAGACAACAGTTGTTACTGTTGAAGACACTAAAGTTGATATAGCTAAAGATTTAAATGTTGTAGGTATAGTTACAGGTAAGCAAAAACAAGCTTACAACAATAACTTTGTTGATGATTTAGGCACTACAAAACATTACATACCTTTTCAATCGCAGTCTGAACAAACAACTATATACCAAGAAGAAGCTGCGTCACTTATGCCTTGTGATGGTAGAATTGTTTCTGTTACCGTAAGAGTATCTAGTGTTACAGGAAGTGGTAATATGACAATAGGTGTGAATACTATTGCTCCAAATGGGAATCCTTTTTCTACTAGTAACTGGACTGAAGAAGAAACAGAGGTATTAGCTGTAGCATCTACTGATGATTATCACGTTTTTCATTTTGCTTTTTCTAATGCTAAACATTTTGACTCTGGAGACTTGCTAGCTATATCAATACAAAACTCTGCCGACTTAAGTAGTAATACGTTTTGGTATGCAACTACTGTAGTTGAGTATGATTGGAATACATTCCTAGGAGGAACAAGTGCAGAATTCGATAGTAATCCTTAATAAATAATTTCATATATTTGTACAATTAATAAATTAAAACAAAATGGCAACAGTAACAACAAAATTAACACTAACTAGTACAGACTTATTGTCTCAGTCGCTAAACCTTTCTTTAAGTAAAAGTATTACAGCGTCTCACACTACAGGTCTTGCTCGTGCACCTATTACTTCAACAGCTATAGGGACGACATCTGGTCAAGTAACTATATACACAGCGGATGACTACGCAGCAACAGCTTATATCTATATCAAAAATACAGATACTACAGCTACAGACTACATATATGTGTATACAGGATCTAACAACTTATTGAAACTTGGTGGTGGGGAGTTTGCTTTTATACCATCAATAGCTGATGATACTCTTAAAGCTTACGCTACTACTAGCGGAACTATCGTAGAGTTTATGGTATTCGGTACAGATCAATAAGATTTAGCGTACTGATCTCTTTTAATTTTCTTGCAACCTTCACATCGGCAGCCTTTTCTATAGGCTGTTGAGGAGGGGCAAGGTTTTCCAACCCTAGGTCTCGCAGCCTTGTAATTACAACTCTTATGCGAGAAAGCAATATTATCTAAATCAAAGTACAGATCCGAAGGGTCTTTTGAGTGTAGCCAAGGAACCTTGTGCTCTATGCTCATATCCTTATAACTTTCTATTCTAGCGGCACAGTGAAAGCACCAGTCCATATCTAATTTCTTACCAAGGGAGAACAACAAAGCTTTGCCTAATCTATTTGACGCAGTGCCAGGGTCCATACCTAGCTGCCTTACTTTCTCATCCTTGATTCCCATGATTAACTTTTTTGCAAGTTAAAAAATTTTCTGAGAAATAAAAAGGTGGGGGGTTATATAATTAATCTGCGTGCGTGATTCCATTCCCGAAACCGAAATCCGAAAATGGTGTGGGTCGATTTAAAATTCAATGTATGCATTGTAAATGTCGATTTCTATTTATGACCTACTCTATCTACTACTTGCAACTCAGGTGCGTTTAATAATGTATACACCCCTACATGATGATGGTCAAAAGAATTCAATGCAATGAATAGTACTTTCTAGCTGACAAATACAATGCAATGAATAGCATATTTAAACCATGTAAACCATACACCTTACTAATGGCTATCATTAAGCCCTCTAATGCATTATCTACCTTCTATAGTACCAATACACCTAAAATAATAGTTCGTACAATCCCTTTGATGGCAAGGGCTGTAGGGAGGGAGGGAGTAATGCACCCTTTAAAATACCATATCCCAAACCCCCACAACTACTGATTAAAAAAATTACACCTCTGTATCCCTCGCTATCAGTACATTTGTTAAATTAGTGTAAAAAAACTTTACAAAAGATTAGGATTGTAAAATATCTTTACATTATATTTGCCTTGCAGTTGAGATAATAACTGCATCGTTCTTTACATACTGATTCATATACATACACATTGAGGCAATGGCAATCCGTAAGACCATTCTTTATCTAACAAGAAAATCGCCCTATGATATATGAACATACCTTTAGCTTGATTGAGGGTAGTAAGTCTTAATAACGATACATGGAAGTAGCATTGCCTACCTAAATGTATTAGAGCAATAATTCAATCAGCGTTTGTCAGTATCGAATCAACTGAACGGAAACTATCGCCGACAACTAGATAGGCTTGGGCAAGTCAATAGACTGCCAATACAAGTTAGGTAAAGCACTACAGAGGATGTAAGAAATCCGTACCGATTAATGTACTAGGAAAGTCTATCAGAGGGGACGCTGATGATAGGTAGTAAGCAATCGAAGTACTACCTTGACAAGGCGTGAGAGTAAGTGACATATGCTCTGAAGCAAGATAGACAACACGCTAAGGTTTGTTAGAGAGACCATGTTGGGCGTGATTTAATACAACTAAAAAACTATCTGATTTGATGGGACAATGCAAGGGTTACTCGCAGTAACTTAATATGGTGGTGCTTTAGCCTACCTTGTAAAATCTCTTTATGGGAATGTATTGGATGCCTAAATATATATA